TTACCCGTCCTCACCCACCGCCTTGGCGTTGTTGCCTTCGTGTTGTTCCAGTCTCTGCTTCAGATAAGCGTTCTCGCTGGCCAGCTCTTCCATCCGCTTTTCCAATAGCTCAACCCGCTCTTCCAGGCGCGCAAGCGTCCGTTCGCTTCTCACCGCTTGGTGAAATGCCCTTATATTGCTCGCCAATGCCGTCCGATAGATGGTTTCCGACTCCAAGACTTCAACGGTCATGGTGACCATGTCGGTCATTTTGAAATCGTCATCCGGCGGCTGGGCCTGCGGCTGACTCTGGGTCGGCGCAATTGTTGTGGCGTTGTCGCCACGGTGCATAGGCCCCTCACCAAGCACAAGCCAGTCGCTATTGACCTCAAAATACCTACAAATAGACGCTGCTATCTCTAAATTTGGAATTGAATCTCCGCGCTCGTAATTGCGAAGGGTATTAACATTGATCCCAGCCCGGTTTGCAAAGTCCGCCTGGGTCATGTCCCCTCTGAGGGCGCGAAGTCTCTCCTTGAAGGTCATGCACAAGTTCCAGGGTAAAACTTTTGCAAAAACTTTTGCATGCCATTTTCTCCAACACTTTGGAATAAAAAGATTTTTCTAAAAAACTTAAATTTAAACTTTTGCACGTTTTTAGGCTTGACTGTAGCTTAAATTTAGGCCTAAAAATGGACTCAACAGTTACGGGCGTTCCCTTACGCCAGAAACTACCCCGGGCGTTGACCTCGGGTCAATGTCCGCAGGGCTGGAAAAAACGGATGCGGCAGCTCTCCCTCTTCGAGAACCAGATCCCGGACACGGAACCGCTCATCAAGGCGGCCATGAACCGGGCGGCCAAACGATGCGGGCTGTCGCGCGAGCAGATCGTGGACAAGATGAATGAGATCGCGGCCATGGGCGGCTATCGCCTGAACCGGAACGCCCGGGCGCTCAGCCTGGACATGTTTGAAAAGTGGTTGAATCCGGCCGAGCGCGACTACGTGCCGGGGCACAACGCCCTGCACTGTTTCATAGCGGCCACGGGCGACCCCGAGCCCCTCCAGGTCGCGGCCGGCATCCAGGGCTACGACCTGGTGGGCGGAGACGACCTGAAAATCCTCAAGGCCGCCAAGCTCGAACGCGAAATCCAAACTCTCAAGCGCCAGAAAAAGCGGCTGGAACAGGAGCTGTAGATGGCCAGCAAGCGAAACGGCCTGGAAATCCGAGTGGATTTGCTGCGGCGCGGCAAGACGATTGCCGACGTGGCCGTCATGGCCGGCGTCTCGCGGCCGCTGGCCAGCCGCACGGTCAATGGACTCGCCAACAACCGGAAGGTGCTGCGGGCGTTGGTCGCCATGGGGGTGGCCAAGCGACTGCTGGACTTGCCGGAAGACATGAACGGGAAGGAGGCGGCGTGATGGACTCTTGCGAGGTCGAAAGGCGCTTTGAAATGGCCGTTGCTCAATGGCGGTGCGAAGTCGAGCGGCGCGGGATGTATTCGGAAGGCGCAGGCCATGTCAGAAGTTTTTACGAGAGCAAAATATTCTCTGACAGCTTGGTGCGTAGCTTGGAAGGTGCTATGGCGCGTTGTTATGGTGTTCCTGTCATCAGTATCGTGCTAAAAAATGGATTTCATTTCAACAAAGACGAATTTGGAACCGTTGAAGACGATGAGCGCTACATCGAAGCCGACTATATTGGAATAGCTGAAAACGATTTGATCGTCGCGGTAGCAATCTGGAGCGACAACTCATTTGAAATTGTCCTCCGAACAATCCCGTTGCATGCCATCTTGGGAATTAGCGTCCTCTACGAAGAAGACTCCAGCCGAAAATGTGCGGCCTGACTTCTGCGAAACCGCCCACACGGGCGGTCGTCAGGATGTTGTGGTCCTGGCCTGATGAGCAGCAAAAAAGCGGGTTGAACGGCAATGCACGACACGGTCACGGCAAAGGATATCGCGGAGGCGCTGGGCGTGGCGATCTCAACGGTCACGCGGCGCGCCATCAAAGACGGATGGGCCATTGCCGGTCGTTCCGGTCTCGGCGGCGCCAAAGCCTTCGTGAAGTCCTCCCTGCCCGAGCCGGTCCGCATCGCCCTTGACCGCCACTTTTCCCTTGCCCGCCCCGCCCTGGGCATCATCCAGGGCGGCAAGGCGGCCATCACCGCCGCCACGCCTGCCACTGCTTGCCTGCCTACCCCCCTTGCGACGGCGTCGCCGGAGCCCGCCCTACCTCCGGCGGCGCTGTCCAAGGCGGCCCTCAAGGCCGACCTGGTCAAGGCGTACCTCGAAGCCAAGGCCTGGGGGCGCAAGCACGGCAAATCCATGGCCCAGTGCCGGGAAGCGTTTGCGTTGGGCTACAACGCGGGCCGGTTTTGCCCGTCCATCCGCGAGCAGCTCGGCGAAACGAGCTGGAAGACACTGGAGCGCTGGGCCTTGGAGCTGCGCCGCGCGGACTACGATTGCGCCGCCATCGCCCCGAGATACGGGCTCAAGCGCCAGGGCCTGTGCAAGGTGACCGAGGTCGAAGAAGAACGACTTTTGTTCCTGCTCCTATCGCAAAACCAGTCAAAAATCGGAACCGCGATCACAGCCATGAAGATGGATATGGAGATGCATGGCCTCGAATCGCCATCCTCCCCTTCGACACTGCGTAACTGGGTGGAGGGCTGGAAAAAAGAGCATATCGACGTCTGGACTCTGGCCCGGAAGGGCGAAAAGGCCCTGGATGACGAGGTTGCACCCTTTTTCCGCCGGGACTGGTCGCTCCTGGAGGTCGGGCAGTTGCTCATCGCCGATGGTCATCGGCTCAATTTCCGCATCAAGCACCCTGTCCACGGCCGGCCCTGCCGGGCCTCGCTCATCGCCTTCCAGGATGGGGCCAGCCGCGACATCGCCGGCTACACCTTCATGCTCGAAGAAGACATCGCTTCCATCCATCTGGCCTTGTATCGCTCCATTTTGCGCCTGAGAAAGATTCCCGAAGCCGTGCTGCTCGACAACGGCAAGGCGTTCAAGGCCAAGCTCTTCACCGACGAAGGCCCAGATTTCACCGAGTCCGGCATGTCCGGGCTGTATGGTCGGCTCGGCATCCAATGTCACTTCGCCAAGCCGTACAACTCCCGGTCCAAGATGATCGAACCCTTCTGGAAGACCTTGGGACTCTCGTACGAAAAGGCCTTTTCGAGCTATTGCGGCGGTTCGATCGAGTCCAAGCCGGCTCGCATGAAGCGCAATGAAAAGTACATGCAGTCCCTTGAGCCGGAAGTCCTCGTCACCATGGAGCAGGCTTCCCAGCTCTTTGAATCCTGGTTGAACACCTATTACCGCGTGAAGCCCCATAGCGGCCTCGGCGGCAAATGCCCCGGCGAGGTCTTCGCCGCCGGGCGCGGCCAGGGCGTGGAGCACAGCAGGCTCCGCTACCTCATGATGAGCGAAGAGGTGGCCACCATCCGCCACAGCGTCATCATGGTCTTGAGCGGCGAATACGAGAACAACAAGGCGCTCTATGGCCTCAACGACCGGGTGCTCATCCGCTACGACATGCAGGATATCCGCACCATCTGGGTTTACCGGCTCAATGGCGAATTCCTGTGCCAAGCCACCCGGCGCGTCAAAACGCATCCCATGTTCGGTCTCATCGGCGGCAAGGATGCCGAGGGCTACGCCGAATACAAGGCGCAGGCAGCCGAGCATGCCAGCCTGAAGCGCGACACCAGGCGGGTCGTCAAGCAGCTCTCCAGGGCAGGCAAGATCGCCCAGGCGCGCGACATCTTGTCGGCGCCCGAGATGGTTGCCGACCCACGATTTGCCGACGAACTGGAACGTATCGCCGCCCAGAACACGCCCCCCGAGCAGGGGCCACCCCTCATTGAGGAAAATTTCGATGTGCCGACCCCGGTCGGCCCTGGCCGGCTGATCGATCCCACCCGGATCGATTGGCTGGATGACGATGAATTGGCTTTAACGCAGGGAGGAACTGGAAAGTGAAAAAGTGTTTCGTGGAGACGGTCAACGTCAAGCGGTTCCTGGTGGCCATGAATACCGTGGTGGCCAGCCCTCCGGGCATCGACAAGTTTGCCCTGGTCCACGGGGAGGTGGGCCTGGGCAAAACCGAGACGAACTTGTGGTGGCGAAACACCGTGTCGCCTCAGTCGGCCTTTATCCGGGTGAAAAAGGCCATGACGGTGCGCTGGCTCCTGGAAGAGATCGTGGCCGAGCTGGGGCTGGTGCCCGAGCGTCGCACTTCCGATCTGTTTCATCAGGCCGTGGGCGAGCTGCTCGGCACGGACCGGGCGCTCATTTTCGATGAGGTGGACTATGTGGCCGAGAAAAAGACCCTGGTCGAGACCATCCGCGACCTGGGCGACATGGCCGGCACACCTATTGTGCTTATCGGCATGCCTTGGGCCGAGACGCGCCTGCAAGCCTTCCCGGCCTTGTGGCGGCGCATCTCCCAGTCCGTGAAGTTCCACGGTCTTGGGCGCGACGACGTGCGTCTGGTCATGGACCAGATCTGCGAGGTCACGGTGGACGACTCGGCCGTGGATGCCATCGCCTCTTCGAGCAAATGCACGTCCACGGCGTCGCTGTATCGCTGGGCACAGGCCTGTGAACGGCTGGCTCGGGCCAAAAAAACGGACGTTGTCACGGCCGACCACCTCAAGGCCAAGGCGGCCTGATCATGGGCGCGCCAACCAAGATCCTGGCCATGGTGCGGACCGTCATCGCCACCCGGACCATCCTCGACGGCCGGTTTATCAGTGGCCGAGTGTCTCTGGCCGAGGTGGTGGACGCCTCGGGCTGTCCTCGCCGTCCTGTGTTGCGGGTGTTGGAACGTCTGGCGCGCGAAGGCTGGCTGGAACTCGTCGAGGACGTGCGCCTGCGACCGGCGCCGGGCGAGTGCGGGCCAAAGCGGCGAAACCCCGCCTATCTGGTGCATCGGGACATCCGGCTGCACCGCGCGCACCAGGACCGGTCCCGGGTGACCTGCCGGGACAAGGTGTGGAGCACCTTGCGTGCCGTGCGCCGCACCACCGTCGGAAACCTCATGCGCCTGACCGGCTGCGGCGAAGACATGTGCCGCGAGTATCTGCGCGTCTTGCTCCGTGAGCATTACGTGCGCCGGGCCGGCCGGGACGGTCGGGAAACGCTCTGGGTGCTGGTCACGGATGCCGGCGCGCGCCGGCCCGAGACCCACGAACCCATCACCGAGGGAGACGTCTGATGGGCTGGCTGGAAATCCTGCGCGACCAGGTGGCGGTCAAGGGCCTGCCCATCGTGGCCAGGGAGCTGGGGGTGGCCAAGTCCACGGTCTGCATGGTGGCCAAAGGCACCTATCCGGCCAGAACCGACAAGATTGAGGCCCGGGTCCTGGCCGTCTATGGCGGCGCGACCGTCGTCTGTCCGGTGTTGGGGGCGATCGACGCGGCGGTCTGCGCCGCCAACCAGGACCGGGCCCGGCGCATCGGCCTTCGGGCCGGCAATCCCGAAACGCTACGGCTGTTCAAAACCTGTTCAACCTGCCCTCGAGGGGCCAAGCAAGGAGGATAACATCATGTTGTCGCGCAAGATTTTGAACGTGAGCAACAGCTTGGGGCTGCTGGCCGGCAAGCTCCCCGATGCGGAGTCCAAGAGCTTTATCGCCGTTCTCCGCTCGGAGCTGGCCGACGCGGCCGATCTGGCCGTGGAATTCGAGAACTCCCCACTCTTTTTGGTGGATTGCAGAAAGGAGGTGCAGCCGTGAACGATGCGGCCACCCGGGATGGGTACATGAAGGATGCCCAGGGCCGGCTGGTGCCGGTCAATCTGGTCAAGGACGTGGACAAGGTGCGCGATACGCTCGTGCGCGAGATCGCCGGCAAGGCCCTCGCCCTGCGCGAAACCATGCGGGTCTTCCGTGATGATGCCATGGGCGACATGGCTACGTTCGTGGAGCTGTCGGCCGAGCAGTACGGGGCCAAGGTGGGCGGCCACAAGGGCAATCTGACGCTCACGAGCTACGACGGCCAGTTTAAAATCCAGCGGTCGATCGCCGAAACGCTGGTCTTTGATGAGCGGCTCCAGGCGGCCAAGGAGTTGATCGACGAGTGCATCACCGAGTGGACCGAGGGCAGCCGGGACGAACTCAAGGCGCTCATCAATGACGCCTTCCAGGTGGACAAGGAAGGTCGCATCAATACCGGCCGCGTCTTGTCCCTGCGGCGCCTGGCCATTGACGATGACCGGTGGCGCCGGGCCATGCAGGCCGTGTCCGACAGCCTGCAAGTTGCCGGCACCAAGGCCTATATCCGCATTTACGCGAGGCGCGAAGACGGCAAATATGAAGCCGTTAGCCTCGATATGGCGGCGCTGTAACCGCAAAAATCGGTCAAGCATAAAAGTCAATTTGCAAAATTTCGAAAATTGCAATGCACGGAGGATATGAACATGACCAATGCGGAATTGATCAGCAAGATCCAATGGCAATTGTCGCAGGACATGCGGACAAAGCATGTCCACGAAAAGACGGTCATCGGCCATGTGCTTGATGCGTTGGGCATCGTGGCCGGCGCGGCCCTGTTCGATGGCGTCGAGGTGCCGCTGCCGCACCTGGGCAAGCTGGACGTCAAGGGCCGGAAGGCTCGCAAGGGGCGCAATCCCCGGACCGGCGCACCCATTGACATCCCGGCGGGCCGGGCCGTGGTTTTTCGGCCGAGCGTGGCCCTCAAGCATACCGTCAACTGCTGATCCCCATGCGAAACCGCCCCACGCGGGCGGTCGTCGGAGCGTGGCGGCTCCGGCTTTGAAGATGCAGCCAGGGGGAAAAGAATGGTCGCACAAGCGTGGACACCGAAACGAGCAGCCGCCAAGTCGCGGCGGAAGCTTAAGTCGATCCGGGAACAGTTGTACGGCATCGCGTACCTGTGGGGTGATTTCGACAACTATACCGTCGTGTTGGTGGATGAAATCCTGGACAGCGTGAACAGCCTTGAGGAAGCCATTGCCGACCACACTGCGGGGGATGCGTCGTGAAAAAGTCCCGTAAAATGACCCTGGCCGAGGAAAACAAGATTCGCAAGGATCTGGGGCTGGAACCGCGAAAGCGGCGACTCTCAATAGCTACCCTCAAAGCGGAATGGAAGCGGAACGCGAGGGCACTCCCCAAGGAGCAGCGACAACGCATCCTCGACATGATCTGGTCTGGCATCTCTCTCGGAAAGATCGCCGAACAAGAAGGCATCGATACACCGACTGTCGCCGGAGTGTATGAGTTGAACACGATATATCTTCCCAGGTTGCGCACGGAGACCCTCTAATGCCCGCCACCACCAAAAAATCCACCACCAGTCCCACCCCGGGCCAGATCGCAAAAGTCCATGCGCTCAAGCGAGCACTGGCCTTTGATGACGCCACCTATCAAGCGGTCCTGGAACGTTTCGGTGCTGCCTCGTCGAAGGATCTGTCAGCGCGCAGGATGGCTGATTGCCTGGAATACCTGGAAGCCCAAGCCGTTGAGGCCGACGTCTGGAAAGCCTCCTCGACCTTTCGGGCTCCTAAGCGTCGGCCCGGCGCGGCCTCGGAGGCCCAGATCCGGCTCGTGGCGGTCCTCTGGCGTCAGGTCAGTCGGCAGACCACCGAGACAGACCGTCGGACCGCCCTGGATGCGTTCACGCGGCGGATCACGGGCAAACCGCGCCTGGCGTGGTGCGGGCACAGCGATATCCAGGCCCTGGTCAAGGCCCTGGAAGCCATGGGAGCCAAGCGGGAATGACGCAGACACGCGCGGAGCTGAACCGGGACGATTTCTTGGCCACGATCACCCCCGAGGATTTGACCGGGGATATCGGTCTGGTGGCCGAGCAGTGCGGTCTCGACGTGGCCGTGCGCCTGATCCTGCACATGGGCGGGACCAAGTTGTGCGTGCCCAAGTATGCCCTCAAAAGGGCCGCGATCCGCTTCATCCGCGCCAACCATGACGGCAGCAACACCAAGCTCCTGGCCCTGGCCACAGGCATGACCGAGCGGTTTGTCCAGGACGTCGTGTCCGATGCCCCCATAAAAAGGGATCAATATCAACTTATTTAGCGAGGTACTCTATGGCCACCCTTGTCTACACCAGTTTTAAGCGCCGCATCGGCGACGGCACCTTTGACCTGGACAATTCGGCGACCGTGCTCAAATGCGCCTTGCTGACATCCGCCTACGTGCCGTCCGCAGCGCATGCGGTGCTTGCGGATGTCTCTGCCGACGAGGTGTCCGGGACCGGCTATGCGGCCGGAGGCCTGACCCTGACCGATGTCACCTGGACCACGGTCGAGACTGCGGCAGTGCTCGATGCCGCCAACCCCACCTGGAGCAATGCCACCATCACCGCCCGCTATGCCGTGGTCTATCTGTCCGGCACATCGAACGGCGTCACCAATCCCCTGGTCTGCCTGCTCGACTTCGGGGCCGACAAGGGTGTTGCGGGTGGCACGTTTGCGGTGGTCTTCGATACGGCCGGCATCCTGACCCTGAGCTGATGACATGAACGGTCCCTGGAGCGATGCCCCGAGCGCCTGGGTCGGCGACGATATAGCCTGGACCAGTGGTGACGCCTCCGTATCGGTTGGCGTGGCCATGGCCAGCCTGACGCCTCGCGCGGCCACGGTTGCGGTCGCGGCGACGGTGGCCGTCGTGCCGGCCAGCATGACGGCCACCGCCAACCTGGCCACGGCCGCCCCGGATCTAGCCGCGCCAGTCGACCACGCCAAGGTGGCGGTTGCAGCCGGGTCGGTCGCGACTGGGATTGCCTGTTCGGCAGGGGTGGCCACGGCCGAGCTGGCTTTTGCGGCTCGGACGGCCGATGGCGCCCCCCTTATCGAGGCAACGGGCAATGCGGCCGGGATGTCCGTTGCCGCCAGGGCTGCGGACGCGGCTGTGCAGGCCACGGCAACGCCCCTGCCGGCGCGGCTGGATGTGCTGGTGGGAGCGGCCCAGGCAATGCCCGGGATCGCGGCCGAGGTCGATGGCGGGTGGCTGTCTTTGCTGGCCCAGCCGGCTACGGTTAGCCTGGATACCGCTGTCCTGGTGGAGCGTGTCCGCCTGCTTTGCCATGCCTGGCCTGTCCGCACCGGCCTGACGGATATCCGGCAGATCTTCCGTTTTGCCTCGCCGGTTGTCCCAGACGCCACCCTGGAATTGCCCATGGTGACAGATTGCATGGTTGCGTCCGATCTGACGGACTCGGCGCCTCTTTCTCTGCCACTTTTCATCGACGCGGACATCACATCATCCATTCAGACATCTGTCCGGTTCGTTTCGCCCATCCGAGTCGAACAAACGAGAGGTTAGCGCGTGGCCAAGAATTACTATGCAGGCACCGTCGGACTGCTTATCGAGGCGGATTGCGGGCGCGACATTTCCGATGCCCAGGATACTGAAATTTTAGTCAAGTTGCCGGTATCTGGAGAGATCAAGCACTGGCCGGCGACCATCGGGGATGATGGACGATCGTTGCAGTATCTGACGCGAGCGGATGATCTGGCCGAGGTCGGGACCTATCTGTTGCATGCTTACATGACGCTCGGATCGTACACAGGGCCTGGGTATGTCGGCAAGCTGGTCGTAAAGAGTCTTTTTGAGGAGTAGGCCATGTCACTGAGTGATCGCATACAATACAGAACGTATAAGATTACCTTGGTCGAGCCCATTTTAGGCTCGTTGCCGTCGCAACGGCAGGTGTACCAAGACCTCGTGGCGGCCAAGGCCCCGGAGCCGGATGCCGAAGGCGCGGAAGAAATGGCCATGTTACCGGAAGGGATGGATGAGCGGACCACGGTCTTCTTGCGCAACAATGATGGCTGGTGTTCCCTCCTGGACTACCAGTTCTTCGGATTTCTCAAGGAGGCGGGCAACACCCTCAAAGACATCGTGCGCTACGAGACCACGGGCAAACGGGCCAGGGCGACCAAAGAGGGCATCGCGGCGCTCAGGAACAAGCTGACCCGCTACGTGTTTTGTGGGCCGCGCATCATTCCCTTGCAGCAGGAACCGAACGGGATCTTCAGACGGCCGCTCCGGAGGATCACGAAAGATGGTCCCATGAGCTGCATCGCCACGTCGGAAATCATCAACGCCGGCATTTCATTTAATGTCTGGATCGGCCTTCTGCCGCATGGCGAGGTGCAATGGAGCGTAGTCGAGCAGCTTCTGGAATATGGTCAGATTAAAGGGCTTGGTCAATTTCGGGGTGGAGGCTTCGGTCGATTTGCCTTCGACCTTGTCTCCCATAGTGCAACGTAACAGCTAGGTCCGGTATCGTTGCGTGCCGTGACGCGCAGCTCTTTCGATCAAGCCCTTGAATCTGGCCGTAGGACACCAGGATGGAGTTATTCGACTGTATAGGGCTCCACGCCCGTATCAGCCCAGCCCAATGTCGGGCCAACAGGACCAGACCGGTATCCTCCTCTCTGGGCAATCTCCCCACGCGACCGCCGGCCTGCCGGACTTGCGTGCAGTGGCAGGAGGTCGACCCTCCCCAGGATGCAACAGATCCGGCAGAGTACGTCTTGGCCCAAACACTGGCCTTTCTGTGGGGGGACATCGAAGACGGCCGGCTGGGGGTCAAGTATGTGCTGTCTGCCTACAACCAGCGAGCCGATGAGGAGCTACGGAAGCGCCGATCCGTACAAATGGTATATTGGCTGCAAATGTTGGGTTTCACGATTCTTGATCAGGAACGATTTCGCGGTGTTTCTGGTCTGCGTTGTTTATTGATGGATGCGGCGGTGGAGGCGTTCGTGAAGGAGAAAGGTTTGCAGAATTCCTTAAACTCGCCTGTAGCGGAAAAGCCAGAAGCCCCTTGTGCTACATGTCGCTATTTCCGCCCTTTGCCGACGTATTTTGGTGGGATCAAGGGTGTCCGATTGTGTTGGGCGGAGCGGCAGGCCTGGGACTTTGCGTGCTATGAGGGGATAGGCGAAATATCAAAAATCCGATAAGGAATCGGCATGAAATCGATCACCGCGATCCCTCTGTGTCTGATGCTGCTGGCCGGGCCGGTCCAGGCGCGTGAGGCCGGGCCGGAGATGGATGCCAAGGTCGTCAGCGTGGTGGATGGCGACACCATCAAGGTCAAGCTCCTGGGGCGGATGCCGCAATATTTCCGCGCGCAGTCTGTGCGGCTGCGCCACTGCGACGCTCCGGAAATGCACGATACGCGGCCGGAGATGGCCGTCCTGGCCCGAGCGGCCAAGGCGTTTGTCGAGGATCGGGTGCATCCCGGCATGCGGCTCACGCTCCGGGATATCGGCCGGGACAAATACGGCGGTCGCCTGCTGGCCGATATTACTGTGGGCCGGGAGGATTTGTGTCGAGCGCTCGTCAAGGCCGGCTTGGCCAAGCCCTACGAGGGTGGGCGGAAGGAGTGGTAGATGGAAACATTTCTCGGGTTCCTGATTATGGGGTCTTTTGTGTGGCTGCTGTTTGGCCTGATCAGTCCAACCAGAGCGATATTTTGGGCTCGAAAGCGAACTCGCGGTCGGGTAATCGGCTGGTATGCGATCTTTTTTTTAGTGATGGGGGTAGCCCTCCACATTTTTATTCCGCAACCGCCGCAGCCCCAAGCCGAGCAGGCCACGCCGGCCACGGAAGCAGCGCCTGCGGCCGCCTCCCAGCCCGAAGAGGTTCCGGCCAAACAGCCCGAGCCTGTAGCGGCCTCGGCTACACCGTCGACTCCGGCGGTCGATGCCGCCAAGCTAGCTGAGGAAAAGGCAGTCAAAGAGAAGGCCGAGCATGCCGAGATTGAGCAGGCACAACAGGCCCAGGCTCGGGCCAGGGAAGCCGACAAGGCCAAGATCCGGGCCTTTGAGAAGGAATTGCACGGATATGATGCCGTCAGTGCGCTCTTTATGGAAAATGCCAAGGCCATGACCAGGCGGTTGGGCAAGGACGCCAGCTTGGGGGACCTGTATCAATCCCTAAAGCAGGCTCGCCAATACGCCCAGGCCGGAGCCAATGAGGTCTTGAAGCTTCGCGTCCCGGACGTGCCGGAACCCGTTGCGGCGGCCTTAAAGGAGGCGAAAGAGGCCTCTTGGCAGATGCTGCTTGGCCGAAAGGATGCCCTTGATGCCTTTATGGACTGGTTGGATAGCCGGAAGCCGAGCGACCAAGCCAAGATGCAAGAAGAATCGAATTTTTCCACCCTGCAAGCGGCAAAGAGTGTGGAATTCTTGCTTAAGGCCAAAGATCGCGCCGGCTTCACCGAAGAGGAAATCAAGGCTGACCTGAAAGCCGATAGCGGTGAGGATGTATCTCAGCAGGCCAAACATGTAAGGCCCCAAAAACGTAAGTAGGTTAACTTCACTCTCCGAAAATCCGAACCATAAACGCGATGACGCGTTAAACGAAAGGCCCATCGGGAAACCGGCGGGTCTTTTTAGTCTCCCAGAGAGGGAAGTAGGTATTGGCGGGTGGGGTTTCGGTGTCCGTAAACTTTTTCAATGAACCTTTCCGTGGAAAGACCCTTGGCGGTTAAAGTCTGGGCTTCGGTCATTTCTACGTCCAAGATATCGCCTTTGGCGAAAGCAGTTTCCCCACGCATGACCTTAGTGAGGAACATCTGGTCACGGATCTCTGCATGGAAAGAGACCGATCCGTCGCTAAAACGCCATTTGTTGCCTTCCTGAAAACAAGGGCTGATGATCTGTAAATGTGCTCGCCTGGTAGAGACCCCCATAGGTTCATCTTCAGGTTCATCGGCGATAAACCAGGGAGCTTCTTCGCGGGGAATGGAGACAAACGTTTTTGCTTCTGCGTCACCAAAGCCGATTGTTTCAATGCCATCTTTTTCAAGAGGACGAGCAACTAAATCTTCAAATCCTTTTCGTAATTTTGAGCTTTGATACAAAGCAATGACAGCCTTCTCGACCTCAATGGAGTCACCTGCGACTTCCACCCGCACATTGCCATTTCCAAGCTCAATCACTGCAGTTATTTTTCGGCGTCGTACCCAGCGTATGAATGGTAAAATTCCTTTGATAAGTGAAGCTAGGCTCGGGACTCCGAACATTTGCATCATAAGACACGCAGCTTGGACCGTGTCATCCTTGAACAATTCCAAAATGTTCGCGGCATGAACAGCAAGCTCTGTCAGGAAGGAGCCCGTTTTGAACGAAGCCCGAACATTAACGCCAACCCTGTACCGGCTACCGAAAGCGACTCGGTTGATCTCGTCGTAGATGTCGGAAACGGCAAGGAGGGCAGGGGCGAGGTCGCGCACGTTCATCTCGTGCGTTTCGAGCGCCGGACCGTCGAAAATGATATGGAAACGTCCGGTACTCATAGCGCTCCTCCCCAATCCCTAAGTATAACGGTCAATAATGTGACCGTCAACAACTTGAGTGGGACATTATGACCCAATCGTCCGCGCCAGGAACTTGGCGAAGCAGGTCTCCAAGTCCTCCTCGTCCTCCGGCTCCAGGTGCAAATATTCGCGGGCCGGGATCTCCACCTTGTGCCCCCGGCCGGCCTTACCGCCGAAGTTCTGGATGGCGGCATATTTTTTGTTGGTACCAACGACCGCGCTGTTGGCGTCATGGTGCCGGGTGATGGAACCAGCCAAGCCATGGCTACCCGAACGTTGCAGTATCTTGCCCGGCCATTTCCCCTCTTTCTCCCGTTGTTTGATGGTGGACTTGGCCAGACTCTTCCACTTCGGCCGGCCCTCCTGCTCGAAATTTTCTTCGACCGCGTCGGCCAGGATACCGGACGCTTCGCGCATGGCTGGGGTCTGATCACGCCCGGCCGCTGCTAACCGTTTGAGTTTCGACGTAAGATTGGCATTTTCAATCCTGATCTCGATCATGTCGGCCATGCTTGCCTCCAGGAACGGCGGGTATTATAGAATTTGGACAAAGACCGGCGGGGTCGAGATTCCCGGAGCGTTCGGGCGCTGTGAAGGGATGAAGGACCGTCGTGGAGCCCGCGACTCCACGGGGGTGGGACGCTCCGCCGGCTTTTTCATTTCTTCGGGTACAGCAAATCCCCCACCCGCTGCTTGTTCATCCGCTTGTCCTCGACGTTCATGACGTTCCAAAGTACGCTGCCGTCCTTATTGATCCGGACCACGGTTAATAGGTTGTACTTCCCAGTAAACAGACCGATGTAGCGGTCTCGGAAGCCATCCTCGTATTCGGTCCTGTAGATTTCAAACGGATGTTCCAGCGTGGGCAGGATGAAGTTGGCGTAGCGCTCGCGGGCGTTCTCCGGCTTTTCCACCAAATGGGCCAGTAATTCGCGCTTGAGGTAGACCCGATCGATTGGCGTATGCACCTCGATCAGCGGCTTTTTGTCCAACCCCAGGGCCTTGGCCAGGATCGTCTCAGCTTCCTCGCGGGTTTTGCCGCCGGGGAGCATGGCCGGCGCCGGCAACCGTTGGTCCTGGGGCACCGCGCGCAGATCCGGACGGCCATGGGCCTGCCAGTCCTTTTGCCCCATCACCATCTTGACGCACTTGCGGTCGGTGAGCGGGAAGGTCACCTTGCCAGGATTGTGGGCCCAGCCCGGATCGGTCTGGACGCGGATGTTGGCTTTGGGGTCGGTCCACACGGCCATGCGGGCCGTGCTCCCATCGCGGGCAACCTGGACGTCCTCATGGGTGATATGGCCGGCCGAGGACTCGGGCGTGATGCCCTTGCGGGTCAGGCGCGACTCGGACAGGGCCCGCACCCGGCAGCGGCAGTTCCAGCCGTTGGGCGGATAGAAGCTATTCCAGAACGGATCGTCGTACCGCAAGGTTTTGCCGTTCAGCGCGGCGTGGGACGGCCTGGTGCGGCTGTCCATGACGGCCACGTACATCCAGTACGGCTGAGCCTCGGCGTTTTCGAGCTGCTCCTGGTAACGGCCGGCGGCGTAGGCCGTGGCCATGTTGGTCTCGTAGATGGTGCGCAACCGCCTGGGGCTGCCGAGCTGGGCCCGGCGCACCTCGCCCGTGCGTGGGTCAACCACCTCTTGCTTGCCCCACCAGCCCTTGGCCTGGAGCTTGGGGGTCAGCTCCTGCCGAAACTGGCGCAGGGTCATCCCCTGGTCGAGGGTCTTTTGCAGGGCGTCGCGGATATCGGCCAGGACGTCGAGCTTGGTGCATTTGGCCACGGTGAAGGCCTTGGCCGCCGCCTCGGCCTGCAACTCGTGCCAGTCGAAGGTGATGGCGTAGCCCTTGGCCTTGAAATAGGCGATGGCCCGTTCGGGCGGCAGGCCGATGGCGAAGGCAAGGTCGGGAGTGTCGAGCATGCTAGATGTCCAAGAGTGCCAAGTACAAAAGAAGAATGGCCTCGATCAACCCCCAGACAGAAAAAAAGATATCTATTTCATCCATTTTTGACCTCGGTTTGTGCCGACAGCCGCCCCCAGACGCTCGCCACGAAGATGGCACGCATGAGCAGATCCTCGAAAGTGCTGTCGTCCATGTCCGGATAGACGCCATGGAGCCGCTCGGCGATGTCCTCGACCGCGGCGGCCGACTCGACCAGGTCGAGCACCGGGGCGAGCAATTGGCCGGCCAGGCCCTGGAGCTGCTCGGGCGTGAGGGCGGCGGCCAAGGCGTCGACGGGGTCACCTGCCGGAGAGGTGGTCGCGCCAGGGGCCTGGGCGAATTCGGTGGGAGTGGCATCGCCACCTGGGACCGGCGAGCCGGCCACGACGTCGAAGTCCTCGTCTTCCAGGCTATAGGCCTTCATGAAATACCGCTTGGTGAACTTCACCTGGCCGGTGTCGGAAAGCGTCTTGTCCCGGGTGGCCAGCTTCTGGTCGACCTCCTCTTCCTCGAAGAGTTCAAAGACCGGCCGTTCGCCGGGGCCGAAGTTCAGCTCGCAGATCCAGTCGATGAGCGAGCCCATTGTCTGGACAACGATCTTCTTGTCGCCGTCCTTGATCTCGCCGCGTACCCGTTCCTGGACTTCGGCGGCGGCCAGGGAGCCGCTTTTGACGTTGGTGGAAAGGTTTTGCCCCAGGATGCAGATGGCAATATCCGTATCGCAGGATTCCTTGAGGTCGTGATATAGGGCCGAGCTGCCCGCCTTGCCCGCCGCTTCCAGAATCTGCACCGAGTCGTCATCGGGCGTCACAATGATGGCGTCCTGGATGGCGTCTTCCAGCCTCCGCGAGAGGTCGTTGATGGCCGAGTCCTCGGCGCCGCGCGGGTATTTGCCCCAGAGGTAAGGGGAGCCAAACTTTTCCGCCATGCGCAGCCAAAACTTCAGGCCACCTTTTTTGAACGTGACCGGCCAGAAGCAACGCGAAAGCACCCGCTCGCCATAAGGGTTTTCGTAGGTGGCATTGTACCGGGGAAGCAGGAACTTTTTTTCGGGCAGCGGCTCACCTTGGATCAGGTTGTTCTTGGTGCGCAGGCGCAGGCTGTTGTCCTCGGGGGCGAAGACGAACCAGTCGACCGGCTTGCCGACAACCCGGTCGGGAACGGTGTTTTTGCCGTCCCGGCGCCAGATGACTTCGAGGGGTTGCATGCCGTACAGCGGCGCGTTGAGGATCTCACGGATGATCTCATCCACCTTGAGCCTAGCCAGGCATTGGCGCACGAACTTGGCCACGGCGGCCGGGGCGTTGCCCCGGGCCACATCCCATTCCAGGGCGATCACGGCCGCCTTGCGCGACTCGACGCACGGCCCGACCCGAGAATCCGATAGCAGCTCCTTGTAAACCTTGATGTCCTTGCCCAGCTTGCGCAGGACCGGATCGGGGTCGGGTAGGGACATGGCCAGGCTGAAAAAATCGGGGCTGCGATCGCGGGTGGCGATCTCCTCGAACAGGGTGCCCGGCCCCCGGTCGATGGGGCGAAAGTCGAAGGGGCTGGTCCAGATACCGGCTTGGCGCATGGTGGTGACCTCGTGATGCCGGGCGATTTGCGTTCAATCGCCGTTCAATTTTCGTCCTGGCCCGGCCGGCGCCCATTCGTCCGTCCGGAAACCTTGCGCGCCGCAGATGGGCGCTAATAGCGATCGAGCAGTTCGGCGGACTCTCGCCGGCCCCGCGAGACCACCGCCTCGGCCGTCAGGCCGCCGGAAGGTTTTTCCCCGGCATGCACCGCCAGGGCAGCAGCCCAGAAATAGTCGGCATGGCCGGTGGCGTCGCTCCGCTCGGCGTCGAAACGGGAAAGCCCCGTGCTGGTCCTGAATTTCTGGACGCTGTGCAGGGAGGTGGAAATATTGGTGTCGATGGGGATCAGGAACCCGTAGTCCTCCAGGATGTCCTTGAGTCCCACGGCCAGGGCTTCTTTGTTGGCGTTGCCGAAGTCGATGCCCTCGACGCGCGAGCCAAAGAGGTCGCGGGCCTCCTCGGCGAGCTGGCGGCCGATGCCGCTCTGATCAATGCAGGCCCGACCGCCGGAACGCATGACATGGGGCAGGACGGCATACAGCACATAGCGCTGCACCCGAAACGGCATGCGGGCGAGAGGGATGACGACCTCGGTGATCCTGGCCACCTCGGTCCGACGTGCGAGCCAGAGCACGGACAAGTCCCTGGTGCGGCCGATGTCGAATCCAAGATCGAGAGGATCGCCTTTGTCCGCGAGCTGTGCCGTCAACTCCTTGGATTTGGTTTGCCACCAGGCAGGGTCACTTTTCGTGAGTTTGAAATGCTTGTGGGCCAGGGTAGCCAGTTTCACGAGCCGAGAGGCCCATTTCGGTGTCGCGTCGATATATTCGTCTTCGGCCGCGCGAAGGAGTTCCCAGGTCAGCCATGCCGTGGCATCGTCCTGTGGCTCCAATTCGTACTCTTCCAACCAGACCATGGGATCGGCCACCAGATCACGCAGGTTCTCTATCGTGCGGATCTTGCCCTCTTCATCCCTGATGACGAGCCCATCCTTGATGGCATCGTGAATGCTGGTCCGGTGGTGTGAGTAGTTCTTGTTTTTGACCAGGCCGTAAAACTTGGACTTCGTTCCCCGATGAGTGGAAGCCACTCGAACGCCGTAACCGCGCGTGATGGCCGGCACGGCCGCCCGCCAGATGCCCCAATCGTCCTTGTGAAGGGCGAACTCATCCAGGTACACGTTGCCGGAAAACCCGGGGATTGTGTCCGGATTGGAGGGGACCAGGTTGAGAAAACGGTCACCCGGGAAGGCGATGAGCCATGCATTGTTTTTGTCTGGGGCCAGCTTGCCCTCGGTGAGCAAGGACAGGGCCTTGATATGCCGGCGCATCTCCCGGCCGGACCGGAAGACCTGCCGGGCCGAGGCCGAGCCGTAGACGGATTCGATGGGGCGCGGAGAAAGTGCTGTCTCCAGAATAGACTTGAACGTCAGAGCGAAGGATTTGCCGATTTGCCGGGAGGCCTCCCAAACGCTGCCAGGCGACCGGTCATCAATGAAACGGCGTTGAAACGGCAGCATGATGCCCAGGGCCGCCTTGAGACGTTCCTGGGTGTCGCGATCCTGGCCGAAGGTTTTTTCAAACTTTGGGCCGCGTGTTGCCATCGAAATCAATCCCATAGACCGTGGACAGAATGTCCTTGATGTTCTTGGTCGTTTCCTCGGGGGAGTCCTGCTTTTCCTCGGTGATCGGACCAGCCACTGCCTCGTAATCCTTGACCTTGATGAGGTTCGGCAAAAGTCGCAGCAGTGCATAAAGCTGGCCGGTCGGGACGTCTTTGTCGTTGGCCATGTCCTGGCGGATCTTTGCCAGCAGGTCCTTGCCGAACTCGTACAGCTCCTCATGAAAGGACCTGCGGCTGGCCAGGTAGGCCCGGCGCTTGGTGTCCCAGTCGCCCTTGGTCTTCCAGGTCTGGAGGGTGCGGGCACTGACATCCAGCCGACCGGCGATCTCGGCCAGCGTGCATTGCTCGATGACGTAGAGGCGCTCGGCTTCCAGGCCGTGGAGGGCTTCTTTAGCCATCGGCGTGTCCCAGGGCGTCGGCCAGCTCATCGATCCGGGTGTCCAGCTCGCGCAGTTCGGCGTGGATGGCCACGAGGCGTTTCATGTTGGCGCCGGCTTCGGGGGTGCGCAGTCGGGCCAGGTCAGGCTCGAAAGGGTCCAGGGCTTCGCGCAGGAGAATAACGAGCCCCTTGCCCTCCAGGGACAATTCGCCGCGTCTGCGGCGGTCTTCGGCCAGTCGGCCGCGCGCCTTGAGCAATTCATCCCGCATGATGTGACTTCTCCCTGACCAGCGGGCACCACTGGTTCATGTCGATTTTGGATTCGATTCGGGCGTTTTGGGCCACGATGCACTGCAACGCTTCGAGCTGGCCGGTGAGGAGGCCGAACATGCGCTCCTCGCGTTCTTTCATGTTGGTCATCTGCGCTTCCCAGGCCTTGACCTGGGAGCGATGATACAGGTACCAAACTGCAAAAATGAGCGCCGGAAACCCGATGCTCTCGACGAGTTTCAGCAGCACAGCGGTTTCCGTCATAACGCTCCTCTTGGTTTAGCGAACCACCCCACCCCTGTATCGACGGCCCGTATCTTTTTCGCCCGCACCATGCGGGCGAACATATTTTGGCCGCGCGCTATGGTCCGCCCATCATTGTGCATGGAGGTGCGGACATGGCCGAGAGCGGCATCAGTCCCGATCTGGACAAACTGATCGTGATGACGGCGGACCAATTCGGTCTGCCGCCGGAGATCCTGCGGGCGCAGGTGCTCCAGGAAAGCGGCGGCAATCCCTGCGCCATCCGGTACGAGCCCGGCTTTTTCCGCCGCTATCTCGACGGCAAGCCCATGAATTTCGTGCCGCGCGGCTGCTCGGCCGATACCGAGCGCGTCGGCCGCGCCATTTCCTGGGGACCACTCCAGGTCATGGGCGAGACTGCCCGGTGCCAGGGGTTCCGGGGCTGGTTCCCGGAGCTGTGCGACCCGGACAAGGGCCTGTATTGGGGCGCCCTGTATTTGTCCCGGCTGCGGGACCGCTACTTCGCGCGGGGCGGTTGGGACGGCGTGCTGCGGGCCTACAACGGCGGCCCGGGCAACTGGGACAATCCGGCCAATCATTACCCGGACGCGGTCCGGTCCCATATTCCCGGCGGCGCCTGGCCCACGGAGGCGCGTCATGCCTGAGCAGCCCACGTCCTCGGTGGCGGCCAGCCTGTTGACCCCGGAACTGCTCCGGACCGTGGCCGAGGCCATCGCCAGAGGCATGGCCAACCCGCAGTCCGCCCAGCAGCCCGTTGCCGGCGAAGCGCCCGCGACCAAACCCGATAACCCCATTATGTCGGCCCAGCCGGTCGCTGCCCAGGTGGCGGCCGAGCTGGGCAATATCGTGGCCCCCATGGCCGCGCCGCTCCTGGCCAGGGCCGAGTCCCGCCTCGCCAGCCGCAAGCTCTGGGTTGCCGCCGGGACCATCCTGGCCTTGGCGGCCCAGAACCCGCTGGGACTCGCACTGCCCCAGGCGGCCCAGGTCGCCATCGCGGCCCTGGCCGCCGTGTATGTGGCCGCCCAGGCCCTCGTGGACGGTGCGCGCAAGGGAGGCGGCAATGGCTAAATATCTGACGAAAGCCGTTGGCCTTGCCTTTGTTTTGGTCGTGGGCATCGGCTTTGGTCTGATGGTCCAGGCCATGAAGGTGGACCGGGTCACGGCCCAGCGGGACCAGCTCATTGAGCACCTTGCCGACCTGGAGGGCTTGGCCGGGCGGCTGGATCGCATCGAGGTCGCCCTGGCCGGCGGCGCCTGCCCCGTGACGGAGGCGCGCCGATGATCAATTTGCGTTGCATCAAGGGCGTCAAGCCCTATGCCGAGTTGCGACCGGAGCTGAATGTGTTTGTGGTCACCTGGGTCGGCGACTCGCTGTTGTCCCGGTTGATCCGCCGTCATGCCCCGGGAGGTTCGCACAGTTCGCTCGGCTTCAATGTGTACGGGAGCGTCCTGCTGGTCGAAGCCATGCCCGAGGGCGTTGTGCTTAACCGGGCCTCGGATCGGTTTGATGCCTATGACGGCGACATCCTTATCCATAAGCTTGACCTTGCTGACGGCCAGATTGTTGCCGTCATTCGCACCGCACTCAATCTGGCGAGCGCCCATCTTGGCTATGGGTTCCGGACCCTGCTTGCCCTGGCCTGGCGTGCCGTGCGCAACACCATGCGCCGGCCGGTCTGCTCACAGCTCGTGGCTTTTATCCTGGCCGAGCACGGCATTCTCCCGCCGCAATCCCGGGTGATTTCCCCCGGTGAACTCCGAACGCTGTTGCCCACGCCCTGGCAGCTCGCGCCCTACACCAAGGAGGCCGATAATGGCTGATCCGTTCAAACGCGTCGAAGTTTTCCGCGTGGGCACCCACACGGACAGCGCCGGGAGGAAGCACACCGTCACCGAGGCCGATCTGGACAAGGTTGCGACGTACAACCCGGCCTACCACGAGGCTCCCATTGTCATCGGTCATCCCGCGCAGAATGCGCCTGCTTTTGGCTGGGTCGAGAAGGTGTACCGGGAAGGGCCTGGCCTTTTCATGGACTTCAAGGATGTGCAGCCCGAGTTCGAGGACGCCGTCCGGCGCGGCCTGTTCAAGAAGCGTTCGATTTCCTTGTATCCGGACGGCACGTTGCGCCACGTCGGCTGGCTGGGGGCTGTCCCTCCGGCTGTCAAGGGCCTCAAGGACGTCCAGTTCGCCGAGGGCGAGGCCGTCACCTACGAATTCGGCGAGGAGCCGGACCCCGAGAAATCCTTTTTCGCCCGTTTTGCGGACTTCCTGGGTCTGTCCTTGCCGCACAACGACAAACCGGCCGGGTCTCCGGCCTTCAAGGAGGCGCCCATGACGGGCAGCAACGACACGGCCGTCCAGCTGGCGGCCCTGAACGCCAAAATGGCCGAGTTTTCCGAGGCCATGACCGCCAAGGACAAGCAAATCGCCGCCCTGGAAATGGCCAACCAGGCCCTGACCAACCGCGTGGACGCCACCGTGGCCACCGGCCGCCGGGGCGAGATCGCCCGGTTCTGCGAGGGGCTCGCGGCCACGGGCCAGCTCACCGATTTCCAGCGGGGCCTGGCCGTGGATTTCATGGAGCGGCTCGATGGGGCCGGGACCATGGACTTCGCCGAGGGCGACAAGACGGTGAAAAAGCCCGTCACCGACGTGTTCAAAGCCTTTCTCGAAAGCCTGCCGGTCCAGGTCGAGTTTAATGAACTCGCCACCCATGGCCGCGCCGCCGGCAATCCCGGAGGCCTCAACGCCAATGAAATGGCCGCCAAGATCCGCGACAAGGTCGACCAGGCCGAGGCGGCCGGCCGCACCATGAGCTTTGCCGAAGCGCAGGCCGAGGTGATGCGCGAAACACAAGAGGGAGCCCGCAAATGAATCCGGGATTGACCAAAACCTATGTGGCCAGCGGGGCCGTCTCCGCTCGGGCCCTTGTCAAGGCGGGCGCCAGCGAAGGCACCGTGGCCGTGGCCACGGCCAGCACCGATGCCATCCTGGGCGTGGCCGAGCGCCTCGACGTCACCGATGGCGAGCGCCTCGACGTGATCCACACCGGCATTGTCGAGGTGAGTCTGGGCGGCACCGTCACCTACGGCGCGTGGCTCACGGCTGGCGCCAACGGCACGGCCGTGGCCGCCGCTCCGGCCGCCGGGGTCAACGCCCAGATCGTGGGCCGGGCCCTGTCCGCCGGAGTGTCCGGCGACATCATCGACGTACTCATCATCCTGGGCCAGATCCAGGGGTAACAGGAGGATAAGATGCCGCGCGCACCGTTTCCGATAATCCCGGAACTTACCGGGATCGCCATCGCCTACCGCAACCGGGCGATGATCGCCGACCTGGTGCTGCCCCGGGTCACGCCCGTGTCCAAGGAGGAATTCATCTATTTCCTCTATAACCTGGCCCAGGGCTTCACGGTCCCGGACACCAAGGTTGGGCGCCGGGGCAAGGTGAACCAGGTCGAGTTCACGGCCGAGGAGAAGACGGGCAGCACCACGGACTACGGCCTGGAAGACTCCATCCCGGCTTCGGACATGGCCAATGCGCCGGTCGGCATCGACCCGCGCGCCAATTCCGTGGAATACATCATGAACCTGCTCGCCCTGGACCGCGAGGTGCGGGTGGCCGGCCTGGTGTTCAACGCCGCCACCTACCCGACAGCCAACAAGGTGACCTTGTCCGGCACCTCCCAGTTCTCGGACACCACCAACAGCCATCCCATCGCCACCATCGCCAACGCCCTGGACGCGTGCGTGATCCGGCCCAACACCATGGTCATCGGCCGTCCGGCCTGGTCCGTGCTGTCCCGGCACCCGGAGATCGTGTCCGCCTGCCTGCGCAATGCCGGTGAGTCCGGCATCGCCCGGCGCCAGGACGTGGCCGATCTGTTCGAGCTGGACGAGATCCTGGTCGGCGAGGCCTTCGTCAATACCGCCCGCAAGGGGCAGGCGGCCAATCTGGCCCGGTGCTGGGGCAAGCACATTGCACTGACCTACCGCAACCGCCAGGCCGCGCCCCAGCGGGACGTGACCTTCGGCATGACCGTCCCTTTCGGCCAGCCTGTGGCCGGGGCCTGGGACACCAAGGAGATTGGCCTGCGCGGCGGCACCAAGGTCCGGGCCGGCGAGTCCACGGCCGAGGTGATCACCTGCCCCGATGCCGCCTATTTCCTGCAAAACGTGGCCGCGTAAGGAGGCACCATGAAGATCAAGTTGCTGCATGCGGTGTTGCACGACGGCGACGTGCTGGAACCCGGGGTGATCGCCGACATCGCCGAGCTGGCCGCCGTGTCCCTGGTCGCCGCCGGGGCGGCCGAAGAGGTCGAGGAACCGGACGCACCCGAACCGGCCAAGACCGATCCCGCCGGCACGCCCGACACCGGGGCGGCCAAGACCGACACCGGCGCCGAAGCTGCGGCGAACACCACGGCCGATGCCGGCAAGACCAAGGCCGCCAAGACGGCCGAAGGGAAATAAACCGTGGCCTACTGCGCCTTGTCCGACCTTGAACGGCGGTTGACCCGGGACCGGCTGATCGAGCTGACCGACGACGCCGTGCCGCCATCATCCGTGGACACCGACGTGCTCGACGCGGAGATCGCAGCGGCCGGCGAGGTCGTGGACGGGTATTTGCGCGACCGCTACGTGCTGCCGCTCGATCCCGTCCCGGGCCTGGTGCGGGAGATCACGGCCGACCTGGTCTCCTATCGCCTCTGGACCCGCCGGCCCGACGCCAATGCCAACGGCGAGGCTCCGAAGAACCTGGAGCGCGGCTACGATACGGCCTTGCGGCTCCTGCGCGAGATCCAGGCCGGCAAGGTCACCCTGGGCGTGGCCGCCGGCCAGCCCGATTCCGCGCCCCATGCGTCCAGCGTCCGGGTCAACGACCGCCGCCGGGTCTTCGGCGAAGACACCCTGGAGTCATTTTAAGTGATTGAAGCCATCGAAACCGAACTGGTGGCGGTCCTGGCCGCCGCGCTGCCGGATCTGGCCGTCCAGCCGTTCCCGGACAATCCGGACAACTACCGCCTGACCCATCCCAGCGGCGCGGTGCTGGTCGGGTACGGCGGCGGCCGGTTCGGCGGTCCGAGCGTCTTGGCTGGCGCGGCCCAGACCCAGCACCTCGAATACCAGCTTGTCGTCAAAACCCGATCCCTGCGCACCCACGCCGGCGCCTACGCCGTGCTGTCGGCCATCCGGTTGGCCGTGTCCAACCAGGACATCAAGGGCGCCCGGTTCTATCCGACCCGGGAACGGTTCGAGGATGTGAGCAACGGCGTGTGGACCTACACCGCCGTCTATGCCGCCGACGTGCCCTGGGTGTCCCAGGCCATGTTGCCCGACGACGTGGCCATGGCCCTGGCCGCCGCCAAGATCAGCCTGCGCGATCCGGACGGCGAGATCATTACTGCGGAGAGGTAATCCATGGAGAAGCGATACCGTTATCAGGGGCCGTTGTCGGCCGTGACCCTGGCCGGCGGCCGCGACGTGCTGCTGTCGCCCGGGGCCGAGGTCACGCTCCCGGACGACAACGCCTATGTCAAGGCGCTCGTGGCCCGCAAACATCTGACCCTGCTCGGGCCGGTCGCGGCCACCACCACGGTCACGACCGCGACCGCCACGGCCTCCGCGAGTGCGGCGACCGCGAGCACCACCACGACTTCGGCCGGCGCCGCCAGCTCGGGGGCCGCCTCGACCGGCACGACCGCCACGGGGGCCGCCAATGGCAGCTAACTATCTGCACGGCGTCGAGACCACCGAGATCGACGATGGCGCCGTCTCCATCAGCCTGGTCAAGACGGCCGTCATCGGTCTGGTCGGCACCGCGCCCATTTTTGAATGCGCCGAGGCCTACCGGACCATCAATCAACCGATTGTGGTCCTGAATGACAAGACGGCCGCCCAGTATTTCGGCACGGCCCGGGACGGCTACACCATCCCCCAGGCCCTGGACGCCATCCGCGACCAGCAGTCCGACAACTCCGGCTACGGAGCGGTGATCGTCATCAACGTCTTCGACCCCGACACGCACAAGACGGCCGTGCCCGAGGCGGCCAAGACCTTTGACAGCGACGGGGTGATCGACCTGGGGCATTACGGATTGTCGGCCGTGACGGTCAAATCGAGCGACGGCACCACCACCTATGTCCTGGGTACCGACTACGCCCTGGACGCGGTGGAGGGCACCATCACCCGGGTGGCCGGTGGGACCATCGCCGCCGGAGCCACGGTCAAGGTGGCCTACACCTACGCCGATCCGAGCAAGGTTGTGGCCTCCGACATCATCGGCGAGACCAACGCGGCCGGCGAACGCACCGGCATGCAGGCATGGCTCGATGCCCACAGCCTGTTTGGCTATTGGCCCAAGTTGCTCATCGCGCCTGGCTATTCGCCCTTGGCCGGAGTGATGGCCGAGCTGATTGTCAAGGCCGAGGCGTTGCGCGCCATCGCCTTCGTCGACGCACCGGTGGGCACCACCTTCCAGCAGGCCCTGGCCGGACGCGGCACCTCCGGCGCCATTGCCTTTGACACGTCCAGCTACCGGGCGGTCCTGTGCTACCCCCACGTCAAGGTCTACGACACGGACACCGACACCACGACCTTGGAGCCGTTGTCGTCGCGCCTAGCCGGGTTGCAGGCGGCCGTGGACCTGGATCAGGGCTACTGGTGGAGCCTCAGCAACCACGAGATCAAGGGCATCACCGGCATGGAGGTGCTGCTGACGGCTGGTATCAATGACCCCAACAGTGAGGTCAACCAGCTCAACGAGGTGGGCATCACCACCATCTTCAACGCCTATGCCACGGGCCTGCGCGCCTGGGGCAACCGCTCGGCCGCCTGGCCCACCAACACCGGCCCCAAACAGTTCGTCTGCATCCGGCGGGTGGCGGACATCATTGCCGAGTCCGTGGAGCAAAGTTCCCTGCAATTCGTCGACCGTCCAATCAACAACGCCTTCATCGACGCGGTGACCGAGTCGGTCAACGCCTTCCTGCGCACTTTGATCGCGCGTGGCGCCATCATCGATGGCAAGTGCTGGTACGACAAGTCGCTCAATGAGGCCACGGAGCTGGCCGCCGGGCACATCGTGTTCTCATACGACTTCATGCCGCCCCCACCCGCTGAAAGGATAACGTTCGAGGCCCGGGTCAACATCAACTATCTCTCCGACCTCAACAGCACGGCCAATACGACCAGCTAAGGAGCGGTGCGGACATGAGCAGTCTCATCACCATCAACCGGCTGGCCAACTGCAACGTCTACCTGGACGGATCGAGCCAGCTCGGCCGTTGCGAGGAGGCCAAGGTTCCGGCCGTCAAATATACCATGGCCGAGCACAAGGCCTTGGGCATGATCGGCAAGGTGGATCTCTTTGTCGGCATCGACAAGCTCGAAGCCGATTTCAAGTGGGCCTCATTCTATCCTGACGTCATGCCCTCGGTCTGCGATCCTTTCACGGCCACGGCCCTGCAAGTGCGCGGTTCGCTCCAGTCCTGGACGGATGCCGGCCTGATCGCGGAGGTTCCCTATGTGGTGCATCTGCGGGGTACGTTCAAGGAGATCGCCTTCGGCGAATACAAGCAGGCCAATCCGGCCGAATTCCCGAGCAAGTTCAACGTGACCTACCTCAAATGCGTCAACAACGGCGTGGAACTCTATGAGGTTGATGTCCTGTCCAACATCCTCAAGGTCGGCGGTGTCGATCTGCTGGCCACCTACCGCGCCAACATCGGCGCGTAACACAAGGAGCTCTTTATGTCCGATTCGAACATCGATCCGACCCAGATCCCGGAACAGCCCATCCCGGCCGATGTCCAGTCCGATGCCCCGATTGATCCGCAGCCTGCCGACCAGGCCCAGCCCGACCCGGCTCCGGAGGAGGCCACGCCCCCGACCGAGCCGGCCCCGCCCCAGATCGTGCCCGGGGAGGAACCGTTCGTGCTGCCCTCGGGCGTGACCTGCGTCATGCGGCGGGGCAAAGGCCGCGACTTGCTCGCCGCCCAGCGCATGGCCGGCCAGGACCCGCATCAGATCATGTACGCCTTGCTCGCCAGTCTCTGCACCTTCGACGGCGGCAAACGCGTCATGGAGGATGTGCTCGACATGGGGCTGGCCGACGTCATGCGCCTGACCAGCCGGTTCTCGGACTTCTACGGCAACGATTTTTTGTCGACGAGCGGTCCGTCCTCCACCTCGCCGCAGTGACGGGCTGGAGCCATGCCGAGCTGATGGACATGGACGCGGTGGAGCTGGCCCGGTGGTGCCGGCAGGCCGTGGAGTATCACAACGAGATGCACAAAGCTGAGTAGCCGGGGCGGGTTTTCCGCCCCGGCTCGCCTGGAGCCCTATGAACAGCCTGGTCCAGATCGGCATCGTCCTGACCGCCATCGACAAGATGAGCGGCGTCATCAACGGCGCCACGGACAAGGCAACCCACGGGTTCACCAAGCTCCAACACAAGATTTCCGAGGTCTCGGCCAAACTCACCGAGATGGGCACCAAGGCCAGCGTGATGGGGCATGGCATCCTCACAGCCATGGAAACGCCCATCAAGGCCTTCGCGGATCTGGATGATGCCAGCACCAACCTGCGGGTGGCCATGATGGACAACCTGGGCCAGATCCCGCCGCAGATTGCTGAAATAAACAAACAATCTATCGAGTTGGGCAATATTCTCAAGGGGAATACTGCGGATTTTACCAATGCCGCCACGGCACTCCTTGAAAACGGAACCTCCATTGAATCCATCACGAATGGTGGGCTGAAATCCGCCTCGTACTTGGGGGTGGTCCTCAAACAGGTGCCAGCACAGGCCGCCGAGATGACGGCGAAATTTCGGGAAGCGTTCGGTTTGGCGGACAACGAACTGGTCAAGATGGCCGATCTCACACAGCGTGCCAAGTTCGGATTTGGCCTCAATCCCGAAGAAATCAAATACGCCGCCCAATATGCTGGCAGCACTTTGAACAACCTCAAGCTGACCGGCATTGCAAACACCAAGATGTTTTTGGCAATGCAGGGCATCGCCCGCCAGAAGGGTATGGAGGGTTCGGTGTTCGGCACCAATTTCTCGTCCATGCTTAACAACATCGGCCAAATGGAACAGAAGCTGGGCAAGAATTCCAAAGTCATGAAGGAGATCAATGCTGATTTGCGCCATGCCGGGATCAGTATGCAGTTCTTTGACAGTGCCGGCCATTTCGTGGGTCTGGAAAAGATGGTTGGCGAGCTGGAGAAGCTCAAGGTCCTGACCGAGCAGGAAAAGCTCAATGTCATGAACAAGATTTTCGGTTCCGAGGGCGGCCGCGTGGCAGCCATGCTGTCCGAGGCCGGCGTGTCCGGTCTCCACCGGGCCATGGATACCATGGCCCGGCAAGCCGACCTCATGCAGCGCATTGAGGAGGTCAACAAATCCGCGCGCAACACTTGGGAGGCGCTCACAGGCACCATCGAAAATTTCTGGGCGGCCGTGGGTGGTCCCGTGGTCACAGCGCTCTATCCACTCATCCACGCGGCCAACGATTTCGTGGGTGGTCCGCTCATGGACTGGGTGGCCGCAAATCAAGATTTGGTCAAATGGTTGGGGCTGGGAGCCCTGGCTGTGGGCGGCCTCTTGGTGGTCCTGGGAGGGCTGGGCATCGTGGCCGGGGCGGTCGCCAGCGGTTTGTCGGTACTGCTCGGAGTGGTTGCCGCCATCGTCTCGCCCATTGGCATTGCCGTGGCCGGGATTGCCGCCGGTGCCGCACTCATCATCCAGCATTGGGGCAAGATCAGCGCGTTCTTTCGGGGCGTTTGGCAAGGGATATCAGCCGGGCTGGCCCCGCTCAAGTCCATCGGCAGCCAAGTTGCTGGCTGGTTTGCTCCCATCCTTGCTCTGGGACGGGCCGCCTACAACTTTTTCCTTCGGCCCTGGGTGGATGCCATCAGCCAGCTCATCAGTTGGTTCGGCCGCTTGATTGCGCCCATAACCCAGACCGAGACGGCGGCCCAAGCCTTTGGCTACCGCGTCGGCCGAGGCATCGCCGAAGCCATCAAGTTTGTGGCGCAACTGGCGCAAGCCTTTTTCGACCTGCCGGCCAAGCTTTATAATGCAGGCGTTGGCATGATCGACCAGCTCCTCGCCGGTATCAAATCTGCCGCCGGCCGACTCTATGCCGGCGTTGCCGAGGTCGCCGCCAAGGTCCGATCCTACTGGCCGTTTTCGCCGGCCAAGGAAGGCCCCTTGCGGGACCTCAACCGCGTCCGGATCATCGAAACCATTGCCGAGTCCGTGCATCCCGCGTCCCTGGTCAACGCCATGCGCGCGGCGGCCACTGCCGGTATGTTGGCCCTGGCGCCGCTCACCTCGCCGGCCATGGCCTCGTTATCCTCGCCGGCCATGGTCGCCTCGGCCCACGCCTCCGCAATGCCGCGCCCGGCGCTTGCCGCCGCTCCGGCCCATGGCGGCGGCGCCGTCACCGTCCACTTCGCGCCCCAGATCACCATCCAGGGCGGCACCGGTATGACCAAGGACGACCTCATAGCCGCCCTCAAAGAACGCCAACATGAGCTGGTGCGCCTCATCGAAGAGGCCATGGCCCGCAACGCCCGGAGGCAATACTGATGTGGGCGTTGCTGGGTGATCTCTGGTTTGACTTGTTGTTGGCCCCGGAGACGGCCGATCTGTCCACGCGGCACGATTACGCCGTCCACCCCGTGATCGAGGGGAAACCCAAAGTACAATGGACCGGCGACGAACTGGACGAGCGCAACTGGACCATCCGGCTGCACTCTGTGTTTTGCGATCCGGATACGGTCATGTACGACCTGCGCGCCATCGCCGCAGAGCACACGGCCTTGCCTTTGTCCCTCGGCACCGGGCAGTACCTCGGCCGGTACACCATCGTCGAGATCCGCGAGCAGACGCTTGTCACCGACCAGTACGGTGGCACCATTTCGCAGACCGCCGAACTGCGGCTGCGCGAGTGGGTGGGCACGGACGTCCAGGAGACGGGCGAGGCAGTCGTGGCCGAGGATGATCCGGTCCCGGGCGCCATCCTCTGGGATGAGACGGCGGACGTCGATGCCGCCCTCGAAGTCGACACCGGGGAAGAGGTGTCGCGGACGACGTTGCTCCTGGCCCGCGCCGCCGAGCTGGGCGAACTGGGCCTTTCGGTGTTGGCGGATGTCGTGGACGCGGCTTACGGCCTGGCCGGCGCCGTCGGTCTGGGCGTGGCCGGACTGGCTGCCCTGGCCCAGACAGCGGCCGGCGTGGTGTCCGATGTCGCGACCATTGCCGCAGTGGTGGCCGACACCTTGGTCGCCTTGCCGGAGATCCCGGTGGTGGAGGCGGCCATGGCCGTGGCCCAGGCCGCCGGATCGGACGTGCTGGTGGCCGGCATCGACGCCTTGAGCCTGGCCCTGGACGGCGACCTGACCCGGGCCGGGGAGCTGATCGCCGACACGTCCGTCTGCGCGGTGATCGAGGCCCTGGGCGGCAACCTGCCCGTGTATGAGGCGATCCGGGATACGGCCGAGGCCTATGCCGCCGGGGCTGATCCGCTGGTGGGCCTGCGCGCCCTGCTGAGGGTGGCATGAGCAGCCGGGCACTCCTCCACGTCACGGTTCAGGGGGACCGCTGGGATCTGCTCGCCTGGCGCTACTACCGCGACCCTCTGGCTTATGAGCAGATCATCGACGCCAATCCCGACGTGCCCATCGCGCCGATACTGCCCGGCGGCCTGCGACTCACCATCCCGGTGCTGACCACGGTCGACACCCTCAGCGAGGATCTCCCCCCATGGAAGCGCTAGCCGTCCGCACCCCGCGCTGGACCGTGGCCATGGCCGGCAAGGACGTCACCGCCGAGATCATGACCTATGTCCGCTCGGTCACCTATACGGACCATGCCCACGGCGCCTCGGACGAAATTGACCTGGTCCTGGAGGATTCGACCGGCGTGTGGCGCACGGACTGGTATCCGACCCAGGGGATGTCCGTGGTGGTGACCATGGGCTATGCCGGCGAGGAACTATTGCCCTGCGGTTCGTTCCAGATCGAGGAGGTCGAGATTTCCGGGCCCGAGGCGGTCATGCATATCCGGGCGCTCGCCTCCGGCATCACCGAGCCCCAGCGCACCAAGCGGTCCCAGGCTTATGAGGGCACCACGTTGCGGGGCATTGCCACGGCCGTGGCCCGGCGCCACCAGTTCACGGTGGTGGGCGAGATTGCCGACGTGTCCCTCAAGCGCATCACCCAGCACCAGGAGGGGGACCTGGCCTTTCTCAAGCGCATCGCCGGCAATTACGGCTATGTGTTCTCGGTTAAGGGCGATCAGCTGGTTTTTTCAAAGTACTCCGCGTTGCGCACGGCTGATCCGGTGTTGACCACCAATCGCGTGGGCGACGTGAGCACCTACACCCTGCGGGACAAGACGCTCAAGGTCTACAAGGACGCGACCTGCGCCTATGACGACCCCAAATCCAAGCAGTGCCTGACCCACACGGCCAAGGCCAAGGACGTGGAGTCCGGCGACACCTGCAAGGTGGTGCGGCGTTGCGAAAACGCCGAGCAGGCCAAGTTGCAGTCCAAGGCTGCACTGGAACAGGCCAACGACGGCAAGTTTGAGGGCACGCTCACCATGGAGGGCAACACTCGGCTGGTGGCCGGCAATACCGTGGCCCTGGCCGGGTTCGGGCATTTCGACGGCACCTATCTGATCGACACCTCCCGCCACAGCATGGACAAGACGTCTGGATATCATACTGAAATTGATATCAAACGCGGCTACGAGGCCGAGGAGGACAGCGATGCTTAAATTCGGCGTCGTAGCCGCCACCGACCCGGCCACCTGCCGGGTGCGCGTCCGGTATCAGGACAACGAGGGCATCGAATCCTACTGGCTGGCCGTGACCCAGCGGCAGGCCTACGGCACCCGTGACTACCACATGCCCGAAATCGGCGAGCAGGTGGCCTGCCTGATCGACGAGCACAACGAGGAGGGGGTGGTGTTGGGCGGCATCTATTCGGCCGCCGATCCCACCCCGGTGGACAGCCAGGACAAGCGGCACGTGGCGTTCAAAGACGGGGCGCAATTTGAATACGACGCGGCCAGCCACCGCGCCACGGTGTCCCTGCCGGGCGGCCAGGTCCGCCTCACCATTGGCGCGGACGGCGCGGTCGAGATCGGCGGCGCGGCCGTCATCGTGGTGCACGGCGACTGCGACATCGACTCGCGGTCGGTGTTGCGCCTGCGAGCCCAGACGCGCATCGAAACCTATACGCCGGACTCGCGGTCGTTCCCGTATGCCCCGGCAAGTCTCCCGTCGGATTGATCTCTAACGTAAGGCAAGGTGCAACATGTCCACAGCAGTCAATAATATTGGCGGTATTGTGAGTTTAAGTGGCATGACAACCACTCAAATAATGGATTTGCTGCGCAATTATATTTTGACGTATTTTGGAGACAACATTTCCGTTTATGACCAAGCGTCATCGGACAAAACTGTTTTCAAATGTCAAGTCTCATCACGAAGCATCCCATTTTATTTTGCTATATCCGTAGCATCTGGATATGTTTATGTATCATCTATATGTAGATATTGGAATGCAACAACGCACGCAGGCAGTGGCAATATATCATACACACAAGGCGTGCAATTGAACTATTCAAAACTTTATATTTTTGTATCAAAAAATATTTTCTTCATAAGAAGTATCGGTGGGACCTACCAAACAACAGGAACTACCTGTGCCGGCATCATGTTGTCTATGCCGGCACATTACCCGGATGTTGCCGCCCTGACCACGGCGGCAGTGTCAAATGGTTATACAGTCGAAATTCCGGTCGACAATGTTGTCAACTTCAAGATTGGCATGAAGGTCGCCGTGGCCGACAGCAGCGGAAATGGCTGGGGCTATCGCACCATTACTGCCATTGGATCAAATAGTCTGACTCTATCGGTATTGAATATTGATTTAGCTGCGGGCAGTTCCGTTTGTGTGCCGCCAAGCATTTTGTTTATCGCATCAGGAAGTATTTTGCGGGCAATAGACGAACGGACATTGATAGCAGCCGACGCAACGGACTTATTGTCTACAACAATACATCCTCTTCTCAATGAAAGCGTATTTACAAAAGATACAATTCAAGGGGATGTGTTTATCAGCCCGATGTGTTGGTATGCAAGCTTTGGATCGGCTTACAATGATATAGATTCCGCGTTTTGCTCTGGGCAGTCTGGAACCGCTGATGATTTCATTGTCAAAAATACCGATGGGTCTGTCCCTCTGTCGGGGACTGCAAAAGATGGTAATACGGTTGATCTGCTGGACACCGCTCAATCCTGGACGCCTTCTGGGCTGGTCGGCAAGTTTTTGGGTATTACTGGTGGGACGGATGCGGGGAATTGCCGCAAGATTATTGCCAATACAGAGACAACCATTACGGTTGATACACCATTTCCAGCAGCGCTAACCGCGTCGTCGACCTATGTCATTGCTGACGTCATCTACCGCTATGTCCTTTTTGGGTCATCCATTGTCGCCATGAGAGAGTCCTGGTAATGGCGTACTCGATCGCATTACCGGATTTGCCGTTTGAGCCGGGGGAACTGTTTTATGTCTCGCGGTCCAGCACGGCCGGGTGCCAGACCGCCGCACCAGAGATCCCCGTTGCCCTGGACGACGTGTTCGGCGTGGTGCCCACCGCCCTGGCCTTTGCGCCCGTGGCGATCGCCACCGCGCAGGCCAACCTCGTCCAGGTCGTCACCAAGGTCCCGGCCCGGCAGAGCCGCAAATCCTCCGGGGTCGACGTCACCACCATCACGGCGGCCGACTGGTCCCACAAGGTGGGCACCTATGGCGAGATCGTGCAGGGACTGGGGGATATCGCCCAGTGCATCCGGATCATCCTGACCACGCCCAAGGGCTCGGTCCCGCATCGGCCGCAATTCGGGTGTGATGCCTGGCGCTACCTTGACCACCCGGAAACCCAGGCGCTGCCGCATGTCATCCGCGAGTGCACCGATGCCGTGGCCACCTGGGAGCCGCGCGCCACGGTCACCAAGATCACGGCCAGTTATGGCCTGGCTCAGGTCAACCTGGTCGTCCATTGGACCGCGCGCCTGGGCTCGGCCGGCCAATCCACCCAGGTGGCCTATTCGCTCACCACTGTGCAGTAGTAGTAGGAGGCGCCATGGACTGGAAAACCCTGGATGATCCGGATTTCGTTGGCCGCGATCCGGCCACCATCACCTCGGAGATGGTCAGCCAGTTCGAGGCCATGGCCGGCAAGACCCTGTACCCGGCCCAGCCTGAACGGCTGGTCGTGGATATGATCGCCTACCGCGAGACAGGCGTGCGCATCGCCCTCCAGGAGGCGGCCAAGCTCAACCTGGTGCGCTATTCGCGCGGCGCCATCCTGGACTATCTCGGCGAGCTGCTCGGGGTGTCCCGCCTGGATGCCTCGGCCGCCCAGACCACCATCCGGTTCACGTTATCCGCCGTTCAAACCGTAGACGTGGTGGTGCCGTCCGGCACCCGGGTGCAGTCCAGCGACGGCCAGATCGTGTTCGCGACCGATGCGGCGGCCACCATCGTTGCCGGCGCCTTATATGTTGATGCGACGGCCACGGCCGAGACCGCCGGCACGTCGGGCAACGGCCTGCTGCCCGGCGCGGTGGCTACGCTGCTCACCACCGTGGATTATGTGTCCACGGCTGCCAACACGACCACCTCCTATGGCGGCCAGGCGGCCGAGACCGACGAGCGTCTGCGCCAGCGCATCGTCCAGGCGCCCGAGGGCTTCGCGGCCGCCGGACCGTCCGGCGCCTACCGCTACTGGGCCATGGCCACCCACCAGTCCATTGTCGATGCCGCCGTGCTGACGCCGTATCCCGGGCTGGTGGCGGTTTATCCGCTCACCGAGTCGGGCACGCTCTCCGATGAGCTGGCCGCGACGGTACTGGAGGCGCTTTCGGCCGACAAACGCCGGCCCATCACCGACCAGGTCATCGTGCGGGCGCCCATCCCGGTGGATTATACCGTCACGGCCAGCCTGGTCCTGTACGCCTGGGCCGATGCCGCTACGGTGCGGGCTGCGGCCGCCACGGCCCTGGCCAGCCAAGCCGCCACCCTGCAAGCCTCGCTGGGAGCGGCCATTGTGCCGTCAAAATTTGTTGCGCTGCTCCAAAACATCACCGGGGTGCAAAGCGTCAATCTCACGGCGCCGGCTGCGCGCACCCTGGCCGCCAACGAGTTCGCGGTCTGCACGGGCACCACCGTGACCCTGTCGGGGGTGGTGGATGGCTGAACGCCGCATCATCCCGCCAGGCATCCGTGATGCCGTGGCCGTGGCCTATGCCGACCTGCTCGGCCGTTACGACGCCATGGACCGCTCGGCCGTCATCCCGTTGCTGATCGACCGGGTGACGGCCACGGCGATTCCCGTTCTGTTGGAGCAGTTCCACGTCGATTTCTGCCGTCCGGACGCGACCGAGACCCAGCGGCGCCAGCTCATCAAACGCTCAGTGCCCTGGCACCGGACCAAGGGCACACCTGGGGCCCTGCGCGAGCTGGTCGAGTACTGGTACGGCATCACGCCGACGATCCGCGAGCGCGGCTATTTTTTGTTGGGCAGCTCCCGGCTGGACCAGGACGGGATGGGCCAGCCACCGCAGACGCCGTTCAGCCTCGGCGTGTCGCGGCTGGGCAGTCGGCTGCACCTGCCCGAGACCTCCATTTTCGACTTCGACGTGGTCGTCAACCATGACGACGCCGTCAACGCGGCCGTGGACCGCGAGGCCCTGGCCGCCATGGTTGCGGCCATGAAGCCGGCCCGTTGCCGGGCCACGGTCCGGTTCCGGGGTTTTCGTTGTGGGAACACATATAGCCGCCTGGGCCGGGATCTCCTGGGCACCATAAGCGTCACAGAATAAGGGGGAGGATCATGGAAAACGTCACGACCACGCGGATGCCTGGTTGGGTTCAAACCAAGTTCAACGACTTCGCCACGGATGATATCCTGCCAGCCACGGCCGTAGATCGGTTGCAGGAGGACAGTAACCTGCTGTCCCGGGCCATCCTGGAGCTGCACCAGATCTACCATTATCCCATCATCGCCACGGCGGCCCATACCATGTCGGTGGTCGCCTCGGCCGATACCGTCACCCTGGTCGACAACCTGCAATTCGCAGTCGGTGGCATGGTGTTCGACACCCACGACCTGGACACCCGGGCCATCACCATCCCGGACAACGCCACCCGGTTCCTGCGAGCCGAAATCGACGACACCTGCGGCCTGGTGGTGGATTACGGCGACCCCGCCAACGGCAACATCATCGATCCATTGGCGCGCAAGCTCGTGTGCCGCCTGTCCCTGGTCGAGGGGGCCGAGACCGATACCGAGGGCACGGGCGGCGGCCAGTCCAGCCCGACCAGCCTGCGCATCCTCAAGGCGGTCAAAGGCGCGGCCGGGACCGTCCCAATGGTGACCCTCTATGCCAACGACGGCCACAACCCCAACGAGACCAGCATTGCCGACCACGCGGCCAGCAATCCGGCCCATCCGGCGTCACACATCACCTTTGACAACGGCACGGCGGCGCTCCCGGGTAACCCGACACGCGTGCAAACCGCCATCGAGGCCCTGATTGAGAGCATACCCAGTGTCGCCAGCCACGAGGCCGCCGACCCGGCCCACGCGGCCTCCCATATATTGTTCGACAATACCACGGCAGCGCTCCCAGGTGCTCCGACGCGCGTCCAGACCGCCATCGAGGCCCTACTCGACGTGATGTCGAGCAAAACCCGGCAAGTGATCACCGCCTCGGGCACCTGGTCGGCGCCGGTCACGGGAGTCTACCGGGTCACGTGCATTGGCGGTGGTGGCGGTGGCGGGGCCGGCTGCGGTTGCGGCTCCGAGACCTCGGACCAGATCGGTGGTGCCGGCGGTGCCGGCGGTGGGACAACGACCTTCGGCACGATCAGTGCCGGCGGTGGTTCGGGTGGCGGGGGTGGCGGCTCGAAGGGGGGCAGTGACATCGGCGGGGCCGGCGGTGGCGGCGGCAGCGGCCTGGTGCGGACGGCCTATGTGTCGCTGACCGCCGGAGCGTCTGTCGCGGTGCAGATTGGTGCAGGTGGCACGGGCGCCACGACCGCGACCGCAACCACCGATGGCGCGGCCGGTTCTGGCACCTCGGGCGGAGCCGGCGGCCTGATCGGCCGAGGCGGCCAAGGGGGCGGTCCGGACGGGCAGCACGGCATGTCCGCCGCGTATTGCTCCTATCCTGGTGTTGGCGGCAATGGCGGGTGCAACGGCACGGGCTATGGATCTGGCGGTGGCGGTGGCGCCTCTGACTGCACATCCGCACCCACCGCGACGGCAACCGGTGGCCTGGCCGGCGAAAACGGCTCTCCCGGCGGCCCCACGGTCAGCCAATATTCCGGCGGATATGGCGGCAACGGCGGCCCTGGCGCGGTTATTGTCGAGTACAACAACCCGGTCAACTAAGGACGATAAGCGGAGCAGGCGGGGCGGATTGGAGCCGCCCCACTGGCCCGGTGGGGTAACACCGGTCCACCGGCTTGCGCCAGCTGCTCCCTGCCCACCGGGACGATGGGTGCCAGGGAGGTAGCAGGCGGGAGCGCAACCTGTAAAGAAGTAGAAAATGCGGGAGATACGTTGCGGATCGTGCAATAAGTTGTTGGCGAAGGGTGAGGCCCAAGACCTCGCCATAAAATGCCCGCGATGCGGGGTTATTAATCATGTGAGGGCCACGAGCCCCGACCGAGAGGGCCGACGAGCCCCGATGCGGGAGCCCTCACATGCGCAACACGATCTTTGACAACGGAATATTGTACAACGGGGATGCCCTGGCCGTTCTACGCGAGTTGCCGGACGCCTCGGTGGATGCAGTGGTCACCGACCCGCCGTATTCGAGCGGTGGGTTGCACGCCGGGGCGCGCCGCCGGGATCCGGCAGCAAAATACCAACAGACCGGAACCAAGCGAACCTATCCGCCCATGCTGGGCGACTGTAAGGACCAACGTAGCTTTGCCTTGTGGGCCACGTTATGGCTCTCCGAATGCTGGCGGCTGACCAAACCTGGCGCACCTTGCCTGGTCTTTAGTGACTGGCGCCAACTCCCGCTGATGACCGATGCGGTTCAGGCAGCCGGGTTCGAGTGGCGCGGGATAGTGGTCTGGCACAAACCGACAGCCAGACCCATGCTGGGAGCATTCCGGCGCGACGCCGAGTTCGTGGTCCATGCTGTCCACGCCCCGGCCAAGACTCACACGCGAAGGTGCTTCCCCGGCGTGTTCGCTCATCGTGTGGTTCCGGCGGACAAGGTACACCTGACGGGCAAGCCGGTGTCGCTGCTCGTGGATCTGCTCGGGGTGACGCGCGAAAATGGCACGATCCTGGACCCCTTCATGGGCGGCGGCACCACGGCACTGGCCTGTATGCAGACCGGCCGGCGGTTTGTTGGTGTCGAGTTGTCCGAGGCGTATTATGAGCTGACAAGCGAGAGGATTCAGCTCGCCGAGCAGGTGGCAACGCCGAGCTGA